CATAGTTATGTTCAAACCTAGGTTGTGGAGCATTGCTACCAGGTTCTTCCAGTCCTCGTTCGTCACTCACTGTCTTCCTCGCTATCTTCACCAACAAATTCAAACCTGTCGGTAGTCTCATTGTATTCGTAATTGTATGTTATCTGATTATTGTTGCTGTGTACGACTTTAAAAGCTATCCAGTCAATGACTGCCATTGCTGGCGGAATAGTTTTACCGTCCATCGGACCGCCATGCAGGGTTACTGATTCACTCATCTTCAAAGTCTACAAAACATCCGCAGCCACCAATGTCAAACTCGTCAAACAAATCACCCTGAATGGTGGTGCTTTCACGAAACGTTTTTAAACTAATAAAAGCCTGCTCATTGTTGGTTTGCTTACGCAAAATAGACACGTCACGATCAAGAAAGTCACGCATCTTTTGTTCCTGGCGTTCCCACTCGGCATACCGTTCAGGCATAAGTTCTAGCAGTTTCTTGAACTGGCCTTGTCCGGCACGTACACACCCGCCACCACAGTTATTGTGCGGAAACCCAAGCTCGTAAAGACGTGGAGGTTTCAACCCTTCGGACTCTGCCCAAGCAATCATGTCTTTCTTGTCAAGGTATGGTGGCTCGGTCAGTGGTGCTTCAGATTTGTATGGCAGATAGTTTCGCACAATGCTGGGAATCCTATGCGTTTCTGTCCAGTCGATACCAACATAAACGATGGTGTCTTCAGGGTCACAGTTTTCTTCTAGCCATTTACGGGCAGGTTTCTGTTTCAGTTCGTGGGAACAGTTAGCCAAACGACTATTTCCCAAAAATCTTTTTTCCTTAAACACTTCCCAAATGTCCTTACCAGTGTTGATGTAAACGTATTGCCCACCAACGTTGGCCACTGCATCGTCAATAAATCTGTACGTGTCTGGATCTTCACCAACATGCGGTGACGGATTGTTTCCCTTCACATCAGTAAATAGTAGGTACAGGTTGTCTGTACCATGCTGTTCGGCTACCCGCTTCGCGGCGGCCCATGACCCAATACCGCCAGAAAACATAACTACATGTTTGGCCATGACCAAATTCCTATCCCTGAAGATTCAATAAGTTTCCTGCATCCCGGACAAGGTTCACCAGTAATGTAGATAGTTGCACCCTGCAAATCAGACCAGTTTGCCCGCAGCAGTGCGTTCGCTTCAGCATGTGTAGTCCAACACAAGTCATACTCGCCACGACTATGCTCACTGTCAAGGTTCAAGTTGCGTGGACACAACCCTGTTGCACCACATGATCGGTCATCACCTGGTGGTGTCCCGTTGTAGCCTGTTGAAACAATCTTGTCGTTCTTGACTATGACTGCACCATGTTGTGCACGGGCACAGTCTCCACGTGCTGCTACAGCTTTGGCTATGCCAAGATAATAGGTTTCCCAATCAGGACGGTTCATTCTTGCTCACCGTCTAAGGCTCTAATGGTGTCGCATGGGTATTCAACATAATCAGCAGGGTCATCGCCCTCCATGCAGACTGAACAAACTACATCCCAAATGCCAAGCGTTTCACTTGGCTTATGCAATTCACGCACACGCTCAATAGCAAGATAACTTTTCACCGCAATCTCGGCAGCTTCTCTACGTATGATGACAGCTTCAACTTTTTCAGGAATGTATTTAATTCTTCCGTCTTTCACATAAGCTACGCCAATGTTCATCCCATCGCCCTTTCCTTCAACCACTTTGCACCATCCTCAATAAACACCTGATTCACATCTTTATTACCAGGCAACGAAATCACCACAGACTTTTCCAAGTCCTCCTTGATACGTTTCGCCAACTCCATGCCCGGATTACGGCCATCCTCTTTAATGTCATTGTCGGCAAAAATAACTATCCGATCAAAACCCTCAAACATTTTAGGAAAATGCTGCTTCCACTGGCTCACACCAGCAATACCCACAGCAGGAACACCCACCAGTTCAGACATCACCAACGTATCCAGCTCGCCCTCACAAATCGCTATCACAGGTGAAGCCACATGCAAATCGACCACATTAAACATGCCAACCTTTTGACCAGTCGGCCACAAATACTTCGGGCTACCACCGTCAACTTTACGAAACTTGATACCCACAACACCAGCAGGAGTGCGGTAAGGGATAGACAGGCAGCCAGCAGCATGCTCATGTCCCGGTGCAGGGTCACTAACTGTACCGAGGAGGAACGTAGCGGCGGCTTCCTTTGTTATTCCTCGCCCTAGAAGGTAGGAGGCCGTTTGATGATCCACCGCTTGATGATATTTGTTTGCGGTTTCCGTTAGTAATAATCTCTGCTCTTGCGACAGCATCCCTGAATCCTAATTCTTCTTTATGTTGCACTACTGCATAAACGTCACCATCAAACTGGCATACGAAACAATGGTATCGCTGCTTGTCTAGGTTAACTGTGGCACTTGCTTGCGTATCGTCGTGCAGGATGCACTGTATTGAAATGTATCCGTACTTGTTCGGTATGGAAGCACCGTACTCTTCAAGTACCAGTGCAAGGTCTGGTTTGTCTTCGGTAGTCATCATAACCTAGACCCAATCCAACTGATGACGTTCACAGTCACTGCGTTGCCCATCTGCTTGTAGCGGTGGCTGTCAGCTTGGTCTTCAGTCCAGCCGTCAGGGAATCCTTGCAACCGTTCACATTCTGTCGGTGTCAACCGGCGCACGACTGCATTTTGTATTGCACCAGTTGACTGCTGTGTCCCAGCCCTAAGGGTGTGATGGGTTTCTGCAATGCTGTCATTGAATTCATCGTAAGCAACTGCCGGTATTGCAACACCGTGCGCACCAGCCCTGTCCAATGTAAACATTGGGTCTGTTTCCATTCCGTATCCTTTTCCTTGCGGACCATTGTGGTCTTGCCTACCAATCACAGTAGACTGAATAGGGTATGCCACAACTTGCTGTGTTCCGCCACTGTTTTGACCAGTTGTTAAACTATTCATTATGTTTACCGAACCGTTTTCGTTACTATCAACGGCGTATGCCACAAACTGTGCGCCAGTCTGGTCAAGTGTGTAACTAGGATCAGTATCATCACCAACACCTAAACCGTTTTGATTTTTTTCCATATCTCTCCCATCCTGTATCGGAAATACATAAGGCACGTTGCCACCACCTGTCCCCCAGCGGCTTATCACCGTCTGGCTAATGTCATCTTCGTAAATGCGTACATCACCAACACGAGTGCCGTCAATGATGAGGACACCTGGCGTGAATAACACTTGATCGTTGTTTGTTGCGATAGTCAAAGAAATGTCCTCACTGAGGAGTGGGCCTTTACCCCCCCCCGGCTTACCTTCCCGACCTCGCATGAGGACAGGGGTTTCAATAATCAAAACGGTGGCGCGAGTGTCACCTATGTCGAAAGCGTTCAATGTGGGTGTCACCCCCCCCTCAATCCATGTCTCGTCATCATCAACTGTTTGCGCTCTACGACTCTTGACGAACCACAAGGTGTCCACTGTTCACATCCTGATTCACGACCGTGCTTTTGTGATACAGCTCAGCAGGGATACAGTTGGCGTAATCTTTGCCACTGGATAGTCCCTGAATGACCACCTTGTTCTCCATCACCTGTTGCTGTTGTGGGAACTTGTAGTCGCTGGCACAAAGTGAGCCAACTAAATCGCTTCCGATTCCACCCCTGCGACCTGCTCCAATAATGGGAGTATGACCACCGCCCATTCCCATAGCCTCAGTGAGGGTGGGGCTAAGGTCTACTCCGATAGAGGCGTTGGGATGTTGTCCACCGAGAACTCCGACCCCGCTACCTGCTGGAGTGCGGTCTGCAACTGTGCCGGTAACGTCTTGCCCCTGCGGTTCGCCCTGCGAAGAATCCCCTGCGCTGCTTTCGCACTCAGCGAGTATTTGCTTGAAGGGTTCTGTTCCAACACTTGCGACAATGAACACTCGTCTGCGACGCTGCGCGACTCCGAAGAACTGCGAATTAAGAACACGCCATTCGATGTTGCTATACCCTGCGTCGGCCAGCTCAGTGAGGAGTTGTCCGAAATCGCGTCCTTGGTTGCTTGATAAAAGTCCTGGCACATTTTCCAAGATGATAGTTTTTGCTTTGACACTTTGCGCGAAAGCAAGTGCGTCGAAGAATAGTCCAGATCGTTTGCCAGCCAAGCCAGCTCTTTTACCTGCGACAGACAAGTCCTGACAGGGGAATCCCCCGACAACAAGGTCAACTGTTCCTGTGAGTCCATTATTATTTGCCCAATCTATTGCTGTTTGTACATCATCATGCTTTGGCACATTCGGCCAGTGTCGCTCAAGGATTGCCCGAGCGTTCTTGTCAATCTCAACTTGTCCGACACAGGTGTGTCCTGACTGTTCAAGTCCTAAATCAAATCCGCCAACACCGGCAAATAACGATACGAATCTAGCCATCTTTTTCTTGTCCAATCCACTGCTCTAGGGTCTGTACAACCCATGCTTGGTCAATGCTTGCTTGTCTACGTTTCACTATCACATACGCTGGTGGTGCTTCTTTCAGGCCACGTGCTTTCTGATAGTTGGCTGCTTCAGTGGTGGCTTCACGCCAATACTGTGGCAGGTCTAGCTTTGCTGTTGCTTTAAGTTCTAGCACGTAGGGCTGTCCGGCAACAAACATTACTATGTCACCTTCGTCATCTTTGCCTGCTTTGGCTAGACGTTCTGACAGGAATCCTTGATCACGTATCCACTTGAGTACGGAAGTCTCAAACAGACTGCCGCGCTGTTTAGCTCTCTTCTGTGGGCTGGTCATCATCATCATCTTCTTCGTTACCAAAAATTTCGTCCCAACATTTAGGATGTGTACCAGTAATAATCTGTTCACGTAATGCTGGTGACAATGTGGGGAAAGCATCCTGTACTTTCATGCCATTCATGTACCGTGCATAGTCTTCATGCCATACGGGATAGATTGTTCCAGACTTGCCACAATGCACACATGGCCTTGTCACAATAGTTACTTGATTACTCATGTTATGTTTCTCCAAAATTCTGCAACCCGAACGGACTGCCTATCATTAAACAAAGTCATGCGAGAAGCATCAGCATGCAACGTTGTGTAATCTGCACCACTAGCACTATTCTTAGCAAACCTGTTCTTCACACAAGCAACCCTGTATTCGGACGTTTCATGATCCAAAGCCACCGTCAGAATCATTTCAGGCAACTGACTAATCTTGCCCTGAATACTCTTACGACTAGGTGGAAGTTCCGGTCTGCCCTCACCCTCAGAAGTATGGTGCAACAGGAACACTGCAGCTTCAGTCTCACGGGCAACATGGTGCATAGCCTTAGCAATGTCACGCATACCCGTCCACTCGTTATCGTGCAACGCAGCAATGTTTAGCAGGTTGTCAATGATGAGTAGGTGTGGGTATTCCCCGAACGCTTCACCATACGCCTGCACAGACAACTGTATGTCATCCAATGTAGGTGATGGGTCGAAGCTGAACTGTAAATGTTTCAGTGTTGCCAGTTCGTCCTGGTAGAAGTCGTAGCCGTTACCTGAAGTGAAAGCTTCCTCAACCGTGTTCACGGTAGAGCCAGTCACTACAGCAGCAGCACGAATAGCAGTTGTGTAAGCATCCGTATCTGCACTGATGTACAGAGTCGGGACTCCTGCACGGACCGCATAGTACAAGGCCAGCAGAGACTTACCTGAGTTTGGTTGACCGGCAATCATTGTTACTTGACCCCTACGAAACCTCACACCATTATTGGCAAGGTTAGGGAAAAGGTCAGGAAGTAACGCTGCCCCACTCTTTTGTTTGTTCGCCGCTTGTGCGATAGTTAGCATCCGTTTGTCCTTTCCGGCGTTGATGTAAAACAATCTGTTGCACCCGACTAGGTGTCACCCCAAGAAGATGGCTGAGATCCTCATATGTGAAACCCCAGCCATCTTTCAACTTGAGAACAATGTCGAACGCAGCAGGATGAACAATCGTCCCTTTGCGTACAGTCACAGTGGCCTACTTAATCCACTGTGGGTCGCACTTGTCAACAGCACCCTTAGGCTGTGGACACATCCAAGCTTTCCAAGTCTTACCTGAATTTGGTGCAGCCTGAACAAACGTGCGTGTACCGTGTGCACAAGGTGGAGCAACAGTGTTGTTACCTTGTTCTGGTTGCGCTACCGGTGCAGGAACATACGTTTGTGCAGGAATAACCTGTGGCACAGGTACTGAATGAATAACTGTCCCATTGACTGCCGAAACAGCAATATCTACAGGGTTGCTTGTTTCTGGTGCAGGAGTACCGAACGCTGGCAAAATTGCATACTTTTGTGCTTGTTCAGCAAACGTGGCAGATGGTGCAGTACCAAGTAGCAGTTCTTCCAGCGCAGCAACAAATTCGTTAGAACCATTCTCCACAACATCCTTGATGTTGCTGTTCAATTCGGCAGCAGTATCTGCACGAACCGTGAAAATAGTTCCAAGCTTTGTCTTAACATTAACGACATAATTCTTTTCCGACATGATTACTTTCCTTCTATTGTTTGTTGTGCGATTGCGTAAAGCGGATCAACCATAGGTGCAAACTCGCCATTGTTAGCATGACAATAATCTGACACGTTGCATGACTTACACATCATGCCAAGGTTGGGTAGAAAAATTTTGTTCTGTACAGAGAACTCAAACTGGCGGAACAGTTCCGTAAACAATGCCGGTGTCCACAAGTCGAACCCTTCAGCGAGCTGGAACTCTGCGGCACGTGCATTGTAGTAGAACCCTGCTGCTGGCTTGATACCGAACTGCTGTTCAAAACTAGATGCGTACAGGCCGAGCTGCATAGCATTACTTGGCATGTTCGCACCGGTCTTCCAGTCCACAATGACAAGTTCACCATCAGGAGTAACAGCAACTAGGTCAATGTATGCCTTGATGAGAACTTCACCGTATGGAATGTTAAGTTCCAGTTCGATGGCAGGTATCCCTTCGGGTGTAATCCAAGGCTGCCAACCTGACTGCTTCCATAAGTTGATGAAGTTGGTGAGCATCTCTGGACCTTTCTTGGCCCACCAGTCACCGTTCTCTTTGTCTGGCCATTCTTTAGACTTGCGTCCTCCGGCTTTCCAGTCAATAGCGTTAGTCCCATGTCGTGTCTCCTCAGACCCAATGCACTCGTTGAAACATTCAAGCCATAGTTGTTCAATCGTTGTTGACATTTAGTTCCACTTCCCCTTTCAGAATCTTTTCTACTGCAAGGTGGAAAGCTGACCCTCCCACAAAGTACCATGCGCCTTCGCTAGGTACTCGTAGTTCTCGTTCTAGTTGCCACGCCTTGCCGCATTTAACCCAGGAGGTGAATGACGAGAAGGATCGGTGGCCTGTCGTTGGTGTTGTAAGTAATCCCATGAGTAGTAACCTACACACAGTGAACGCACAATGCCATTATCCTTGGGTATCAGGCGTGTCGTGGATCAATTTGACAAGCCTTGAAAGTTGAAATTACAATGCGAACATAGTGAGCGAAACAGTAACAGTACTGGCACATCGGAGATGTGCTTGTATAACAAAAAACAGGCCACCCGAAGGTGGCTAGTACTGTACTGGTCAGTAAGTCTTTACTATGCTTACTATTGCCCAAGGCTCTGTAAGCCCTTGAACGCACAAAAAGAGCCACCTAGTACCGAAGTACCAAGTGGCTCTCAAAGTGTCCCAGAGGGGCTGTGTTGGCTTTTAAAGGCTATTCACTGATACCGTAAGCAGAATCATTAGGGTTCAAGGCACGGATAATAACCGGAATAAACGCCACCCAAGTGGCACTAGCCAACTTAACAAAATCAGCATTAGTCACAGGCATGCCATACACTGCCACTTCAGCAATAAAACAAGCCAACAGTGCACGACCATACGTGCCCAAAGCTGCAAGGATCTTAGGGTTCATTACTTAACTCCTCTATATGTCAACATCCACTTTGGATTAACACCGCCACCGACTTGCCAGTTAGCAGTCTTTTGGGCTTCGAAATGTAGATGCGGACCGGAATGGGCATTACCTTCCACACCAACCTCACCAACTTTCTGGCCAAGCTTTACAAATTCACCAGGCACAACAGTATGTGCAGACATGTGACCGTACACGCAGTAGTAGCGGCGGAGACGGAACTTGTGGCGGATAACTACAGCATGCTTACCGAACGCTGAACCCCAAATACCGACACCAACAACGACACCATTAGCGGCAGCAAACACAGGATCACCAATAGGTGCACCAATGTCCACCCCTTGATGCCAACCTGAAAGCCACTGGCTTCCCTTAGTCCCGTAGGGACATGTGACACGACGAATCTTTTTAGTAGGCCAAGCCATAACTATTCCTCACTTTTAATTATCTTCAACATGCTGCTCAAACTCACCCTGAAGATGGGCAACTTTTTCCACAATAAGAATCTGACGCTCTTCAATTTTGTCAATTTTTCTTGACATTTCATTCACAGCCTGACGCAAACCACCACCGTTAGGACCGAACTGTGCAGTGATAGCATCTATCTTGTCTGATAGTCGATGTAAAAACATTTGATGATCCACCTGCTTCTTGTCAATACG